TTCACTAGCGATTTCAACATCGCCATAGTTATATGTTTCAACACCAAAAGTACCGGAGTCACGGTCAACAGTTCGTGCAATTGGTGGAGCAATCTCCGGCGTACAGGTGTAGCCGTCAGAGTCCTTAGAGCGGTAGCTACAAGACGCTGTAGGAGCGATTGCAAAGGCTCGCACCATGTTGTAGCGACGTGCAATACCAGCAGCGTCCTGGATGCCTTGGTTAATCTTCTTTACCAAGGTAAAAGCAACAGTAGCTTTTTCTACTCCTGCCAAGAACTGCTTAAGTGCTCTTCCAAACTGTTCGTAGGTGACACTGTACTTTCGCAAGAGGTTTGCGAGACCCAACACTCCAAGTCCAACCTGTCGATCTGTTTCTGAAGGGAGGTATTCTCCAGTCTCTCCAACACCTGTCTTTGAATGGAGTTCACAAAGTTCCGACATCCCTTGCATGAAAGCAGCAGGGATTTGGTCGAATGCAGTTGCTCCAAGATTAACGTGCTGTAGTAGACAAGTCCCTCTGGATGGCAGGTACACTTCAAGGCATACGTTTCCACGGATTCTTTTGTTTCCTTCATACTTAACTTTGTTCAGCCAGATATCACCAGCTTTAATAGCTTTCAGTAATTTTTGTCTCGTGATAACATCCATATCATCCCACCACTCTTGAGTGATATTCACACAACGCTTTACCCATGGGAGCACTTCTCGCGGAGCGGTAATGAACTCATCTACATCAGGATGATTAGCATCAAGATGGAGAACTATCGCTCCGTTCTTGTACTTGCCTCCTCTTCGGAGAGTTTCGTTAAGAGCTGATAGGATTCTCCCAAATGAAACAGGACCAGACGCAACGACACCTGACGGTCTCTCGTATCCCTTGGGATCGAGTCGCGATAGATGTACTGCAACTCCTGCACCATTTCTGAGAGCGTGGGAAGCAAATCTCCAACTTGCTTCGATTCCATTTGGTCCCTCCATTTCATTGTCAACTACAAATACCGTGCACGACACGGGTAAACGTCCAGTCGGATCATCAATCCAACTTTGCACACGTCCAGTTCTAGAGATCAGCTCAGCCATTTGTGGTTTCTTCAGTCGTTACTTCTTCAGTGGTTTCTTCGTTCAGCAATGCATCACAGGCAGCAATAGCACCCTCCAATACCTTGAGGGAGGTGACGACTTCGTTATATTGCTTGATAAGGTTTTCTTTCAGTTCAGCGGGTGTCATTTGTTTACTAGATCAGTGAGTGAAGGTGGTTGATAGTTAGGTCCTTTCAGGATCTTGCCGTCCTTACGGCGAATGGGTGTACCGTCCAAACCAAGCTTTGACATGTTGGATTTGTGAACACGGTGCATGGCTTCTTCAAGATCCCACTCCATGTTCTCTGCATATTGAAAGCAGACATACACCAAATCTGCTAACTCTTTTAGTTCTTCTTCGTAGCCTTCATTGCCACGAGCGTAACAAAGTTCACTGTATTCCTCAGCGATCAAATCCAGTTGCATAGTCCGGTTCTCCGGAGAGTTCTGGATTCCATAAGCTGAGCGGAACTGTATTGCTTGATCCGACAGCGACTGACTCCGACAGTGATTCGAGATATTCGAGTTCATTTTTAAGATAGTGGATAGCCTTTTTGATGTCCTGCGTTTCCGTAGCAACGCTTTTGTAACCGGCTCTGCAAATATATTTAATAGCATTGCCGCGGTGATAATTTAATCCTTGATCTCTGATGAAGTCCCAGACTTCGATAGATCCTCGGGTGTAGTGGGCTGGATGGTCCATGCTTCTAACAATTGACCAATATTGTTGGTCAAAATAAAGTTGTGCTTTTGTATATCTAGGAACAAGGGAATGATGTCATCTTTAGTTGTGACATCTCTAGCAAGCAGATCAGCAATTCGCCTCAGCTTGAACTCCTGCTCCATTGTCAGTTTTGTCGTAGGCATCGGTGGGAGACCATAAGATAGGTCCATTGTTGTAGTCCTCAGCAGTTAAGATCTTTGCAAGCCTTGCATTCTTCAAAGCATCCTCTTCTGTGAGACCTTTTTGAATAAATGCGTCCGTAACACTATTCCAGGTGTATCCATGCTCCGCAAAAAATTTTGCGCTAGTTTTTACACCGAACCCTGGTGCACCGGAATAACCATCAGTTTGGTCACCTGACAGTGTTTGAATCAAGAACCATTGCCAGCCTTCCGCTGGCGTAATTGTGAACACTTCATCCATGTTGAACAGCTGGCCAGGAATTTGTTTCATATCCTTGTCAGGTGAGCAGATAATACAGTCATCATTCGATGTTGCATAGACACCCATAGCGTCATCTGCTTCAAGCTCAGGCATGATGATTACTTTATAGTCATCGTGGAGCTTGTTAATTACTCGCTTGTAACCACAGGGTTTCTTGCGGTTGCGGTGACCTTTGTACGCTGGGTCAACACGTTTCCTAAAGTTAATAGAATCACTAAAGAAAAGAATGACATCAGCATCAAAGAAACCGGATTTAATACGATTGATATCTTTAATAGTGTTGGCATACGCCTCGCTAAATTTAGAGCCGACAACAATTACATCATTGCCGTAGTCAATATCAAACTCTGCAGCAGCACAGCTCTTATAAACAATATAGTCAGCGTCGATCAGGAGTTTAGTCATCCTTGTCCTCGCTTTAGCTTCCTCCCGTGCGATGGTTTGCTATTGCGTCCATTGCCTTGTCGTGTTTTCTTTGCAGGTTTTGCAACCTTAACGTTTGTCTTTCCGTAGATCATTAGTGTGTTTCACTCCAGTTGTTTCCAGTGGTGGCTTCTGCATCGATTCTGCAGCGAAGGTTGTAGTACTCTCCAGCTTCTGTAGCGCTGAGTACCAGGGATGAACATAAGTCTTTTGCATGATTTGGATCTACCTCGAACTGCAATTCATCGTGCACGAATGCAAGCTGAGAGCAGCACAGGTTTAGTTGTTTAATGTGATTGTTATTGATGACCATCCACCTCTTCGCGACCACTCCGGCTCCTGACTGGAGCAGGTAGTTCAGCGCTTTATGCGGCGAATCCAGGTCAATTTTTCTACCATCGATAGACCTAATGTACCCTCTCTCTGCAGCCTTTTTAGTTGCAGCGAGGAGATCACCGAGTCCATCAATCGCCTCAACATATGCGGCTCTGATTTCCTTGCCTTTCTTCTTCGCTTTCGCGGAAGATAACTGTTTGTCATAGCTGTGTCCGATCTTTTCATCGCCAGCTCCATACAGAAAAGCGTAGCTAATTACCTTAATCTGTGACCTTGTGACGCCTACTTTGTCAGCGTTGACTTGATGAATGTCTCCGTTGAGGAGGATGTCCGCATACCTTCCGGAGTCCCACCTAGCAAGATAGTGAGATAGCATAGAAAGCTCAATGTGAGATAGGTCAGCGCCACACATGACCAAGCCTTTTGACGGAATGAATAGTTTTCTGAATCTTTCATCTGAAGGTACTTGCGCCAGGTTTGGGTTTCGATGTGCGCACCTGTGTGTATTCGTTGCAACGCTGCAGTGATGATGTAGCCGGTCATTCGTACATAGCTTCAGCCAAGCGTTCGTGCCGTTCGACAGGAGACCAAGCATTTTGGTTACCGTCAAACATCTCGCAAACATCGTAGAAATCTCTGATCCAATCTCGGTCAGAATAACTTCGTCTACGACTGGCTTCCCAGTAGCTGTCAGCTGGGTCGGACTCCAGCCATAAAATGTTGTTAATATCCATGCAATGTGATCCCGTGATGTGCAATTAAGATCTTTTAGTCGAGTAAAGGGTGCACCCTCCGCATATCCTTGCGTCCGATTATTTCGGCGCGGAGTAAATTCTGCTCCTCCAACGTAAGGGTGTCGCCGTCGTAGTGCCTCTTCAATCTCTCGAAGCTCTTGTGAGAGAGTAGATGTAAGTTGCCATGCAGCAGCTTCGTCAAATCTCCATCCATGAATCTCCTGTTCAGTAAGTAATTGTTGTGCCTGGTGTTCTAACGAGACCCACTCAGGTAGGGTTGGAAGTGGTCCCATAGTTTGGTGGTAACGTGAACATCTTGTATGCAATAATCTTCCATTTCTTGGCTCCAACTCTGCCAATCAGTGTCTTTGCCGAATGAACCTTTAAATTCACCTAATCTGTATCCGTATGATTCAAGTGAGTGTCTGCCAAAGAGTTTCAATGGCATGTGTTTCCAGTCGTGTTTCTTGTCAAGCTTCATCATGTCGGAGTGATAAAGGCGAGACAACAAAAGAGTGTCAATGACAATCCCAGGAAAAGTAAACCAAGGGAATAGCTTTCGAAGAACAGGAATGTCATACCCAATGATGTTGTGACCAATGATGCAATCAGCATCCGCAAGTCGTTGTATCCCACGTACGACAGGTTCTTCGTTACCCGTGTCGTTATATGCGATAGTCTCTTTCGTATCGAGATCATGAATAGCAATGCAGTGGATGGTAGAAACATCTTTCAGTAGTCCATCAGTTTCAAGGTCAAAAATTAGGCTCACTTCTGTTTCCACATGTAAGTCCTATCAACGAATTGAGCACGTTTGATTGCCTCTTCCGTCGGTGGATTAGGTCGAGTAAGCTTCTCTTCAAAAGAGTCGTAATCAAAAATCTGTTGTCGGGTCGAATTCCTTTTCACCTTCTGTTTCCTCAAATTTGCAATTGTCTAAGTTATACGTGAGTGTACAAGCTACTCCAGTTTCGCCTGAATAACGATTTTTAAGCACTCGCACAGTCGTAATACCTCCAGCTTGGTCGGATTGTTGATCTCTCTCCAATCCAATGACCGAGTCGCTGAGTTGAGCGATTGCAGCAGATCCGCGCAATTGTCCGAGAGTGACTCTTGCTCCCTCTTCATGATTTTTATCTCCAATAGATCGCCTCAAGTGAGAGACGAGAAATAATGAAATGCCAGTTCTCTCTACCAATGACCGTAACTTGGTCATGGTTGTATCAATCATTCGCCGTTCGTCTCCGTCAAGCCCAGAAAGGAGGATGGAGAGGTGATCCAGGAAAATGATTCGACAGTCGAGACCTGATGCCAAGTACTCAATCCGATTATAAATAACATCAGGATCATAGGAGCCGAAACCGTCAAACAAATAGAGGCTCCAATTAGCCAGCGTCTTATCAAACGCAGCTGACAGTTCTTCATGGGTATGTTCTCCAAGGTGCAGTGACTTACCCACCGCAGCTGACATCAATCCAAGAGCGGTTCGACGATTGGACTCTTCGAGAGCCAAGTAACCGACCCGTTCTCCTTTTTGTAGTAGCTGAGTTGCAATGTCCCTACAGAAGCTGGATTTGCCGATGCCACTGCCAGCAGTGATTGTTGTAAGTTCTCCGTATCGAATACCGTGTAGTTTGACGTTAAGTCCTGGAAAGGGATAGTCATGATCCGATGGTGTTTGTGGTGTAGTAACTAATTCAAGTAAGCTCTTGCCTTCAACAATGCCATCAGGTCGATATAACTGTTTCGCCCAAAAAGCATCATCAATTGCCTTACGATCGTTCGCTTGCCATGCGTCTGAGAGGTCCTTGTATGCTTCTAGACGGGCGATGAAAACCTTGCCAGGAGGTAACACACCAGCAGCAGCTTTTGCAGCCTCCTGACCGGGTTCATCATTATCGAACCAAAGAACGATTTCTTCGTATCCCTGCAAGAACTCGAAGTTTTTTTGTACTGATTTCTTTGCTCCTGCTGCTCCTGTCGGGAGTGACACAACGTCCCATCCCGGCATGTACTCATAATACGTTGCAGCATCAAGCTCTCCTTCAGTAATGATAATTCGCTTACCATAACCTTTCCATAAGTGTTGACCAAAGAAAGATCCATCCGACTCGCCTTCGTAGGAGAAGTCCTTACTAGCTGTGCGAATCTTCGCGCCGATAGGTAAGCCATTGGCATTATGATAATAGAATCTTAGTTTGTCTCCATCCCTGTAAATCTTATACTTCTCACAGGTCTTTTCGGAGATATTACGTTTGTGCAGCCGTCCGGCTGACCCTATGTAACTCATCCTCAAATGATGATTGTGAACAACAACAGGTTGTTCGTCTTCAGTTGTATAGGTATGACACACAAAACAGTATGTGTGGTCCGAGTAGATAGCTTTACCATCAGACGAGCCACACACTGAACATGCGTCGTGTCTTATGAATTCAGAACCTTGAGTGATATGGGACACCGTGTCTCTCCAGCTCATTTAGCCAAGGGCAGTTTTCGACTTCCTCGTAATACCAATAATCATAGTTAAATACTATGCTAAGCAATCGCACTTGCCATTTAGTAAGTGGATTGAAAGAAGATCTGTGTATTTCTAAATAACCCTCCTCCTCATCATAACAAGCATTCTCTACCCAAAGGTCCCATAAAGGCTCCCAAAGGCAGTGCCATTTATAACGAGGATTTCTTAGCCAAAGTTTCATGAAAGCCATTCAATAGGAATAGTTGTAAAGGATGTCCAAGGGATGTCATGTTTATCGCACCACTTGGCGTATGTAGTTTTAGATTTTTTGCTGATCTTATTATATGGAGACTGGAAAACCATACGAATATCAAGCTCAGGATTCTGTTGCTTTACAGCTTTGATCTTGCGCCTATCCTCAGGATCCCAGTAACCTTTACATTCTAGAAATACACCGTTTGGCAATAAAAAGTCAGGTGTGTAGTTATGTTGAATCTGGTACGGGACCTTTGTTGATTCATACTCATACTTCACACCCAAGTTAATCATAAGATCAGCGACTTTTTCTTCAAGTCCTGATCTGAATGCCATTACCAAATACCAGGAATAATCTGTCCAGTCAGGGCGTATGCACCGAGTGCAGCAATTACTCCAAGCATTGCTACACGTCCATTCAGGCGTTCAGCCTTTTCATTGTGAGTTTCGTACACGTCCATAATCTCCATAGGTGGTTCTTTTGCAAAAAGGTTTTGGCGTCCGCCATCTTCAGTTGTGACTGTCATCAGAAGTCAACCTCGTCTTCATCAGGCTTGACCGTGACGTTAGGTTCGTTGGCTTTGAAGCCTTGCGTCTTACCAAAGAGAGCAGCTACGTTCTCAGTGCTCATGTCTCCTGTGTCAACTCCTGCTTCAGAGTTGAGAGAGATAATCTGCACACCAACGCATTTAAGCGAAGTACCATAAGTAACACCATCCTTAAGAATGTATGGCTTTTGATAGAACGCGACCTTGACCTTTGATCCAGAATATAGAGGTGTTGATTCGTCTGTAATTGGAGTTCCTTCAGTGTCAACCACAGGTGGCTTGTTGTCTTCATTCCATGAGAACTTGACCTTGTATGCTCCATCAGCTACCTCCTCCCATGGTTCAGGCTTCAGCACAGAACGCTTGGGATTTTTGAGTTTACTCTCGCACCACTTAAGTGTTTCGATGCGATCTTCTTCAAGTTGATCAACCATATCCTGATCGACAACAGTTGCAAGTGAATAGCCAAACTTGCTTGGCTTCAGTACTGCCTGGAATCCTTCAAGGACAACAGGCTCTTTGGTAACAATAGTGTTTCGTGCCATTAAATATACGTTAGTGGATCAGTAGGACAGAATCATTTGATTTGGGTTAACAAGAGCCACGAATGACTTTCGATGCCGTGGTTGGATCTTGTCCAGTTTCTGTACGATTTCAGTGATGCCTCGGTAGTTATCAGTGTCGAGCAACACCAAGGCAGCGGCTGCGATTGTGTTCAGTGCATTCTGTGCATCCTTCGTCAGCACTTGGTACTGAGACGGACCACACCAGCTGTTGTGCTTGTGTCGAAACTCTTGCTTGACACGTTGGATTTCATTAAATACTTCAGCCGGAAGACGGTTA